GGGATGGTAAAGTTATACTTCCTGCAGTTAGATTTCCAACAACTGTTACATTACTTCCAAAATAAGCGTTACTAGTAACAGTTGAAGTTCCAACAACGTGTAGATTACTTGATGGATTTGTAATTCCAATACCCAAATAACCACCATAAGTCAGAGACATTAATTCGGTATTTGTCTGACCATAAATCCAATCAAATCTTCCTGTGCCAATGCCAGAGGGTCCAGCGTGTAGATAAAGATTTACATTTCCAGTGTCATTATTCAGAATATCCAGAGTTTTATCTGTGCTACCAAATCTAATGACTGCGGTGCTTCTACCAACACCAACAGACTGACCAATACTAATTCTTGCTTGGTTTGTTCTAGAAACAACTTCGACTAAAGTATCGTTGTTTTTAATAACCTGCACTTCTGATGTTGGAATTGCAGTTCCTACACCAATATTTCCAGTGCTTAATGCTGCAAATCCTGTTCCTGCTGCTCCAACATTTACAGAATTAGATGCTGTTGCAATACCTACAACAATATTTGGACTTCCAGATAAAGCAGTGGCAGTAGTAGCGGTGCCAGTTAAATTACCAACAAAAGTAGTTGCAGTTACGATTCCAGAGACACTGATATTTGATGGAAGTCTGCTATTCGAAAGAGTTCCAGATTCTACATTACTTGCGTTAAGCTGAGTAAGTCCAATTCCAGAACCAACAAAACTTGAAGCAGTTACGATTCCAGAAACATTAATGTTAGATGGTAATCTATCATTTGATAGTGTTCCTGCTGTGATTACCGATGCATTTAAATCAGTAATAGCATCACCAGGTCCACTAAATCTAGAAGCAGTTATAATACCAGAAACATTGATGTCTGATGGAAGTCTACTGTTTGAAAGAGTTCCTGATGAAATATTGGATGCATTTAGATTTGTAATGTTTGAACCAGACCCAACAAAAGTTGCTGCAGATACAGTTCCAACACCTGTAAATCCAGCGGCAGTTATGATTCCAGTGTATGTTGCGTTTCCGTTATTATTGATTGTAACTGCAGCACCAACTTGGAAATTACCCGTTGGTAACGTGGTTCCAATTCCAACATTTGATGTTGTAGAAATATTTCCAGCAGAAACGTGCCATCCATCAACAGCAATAGCATAAATCCCAGTCAAACCAGCAGCACTTCCAGAGAAAGATGCTGCAGTCATTACTCCAGAAACTGACGCTCCAGTTGCTGTAAGGAACCCAACAGTTGCAACTCCAACATTTAATTGACTTGCAGTTACAAATCCTGTGACCCTTGTGTCGCCATACACATTTAAAAGATAACCTTCAGGAATCGTTGTTCCGATTCCAACCAAACCATTTGCGTTTACGACAAAATTATCTTCATCAACCTGAACGCCATTTCTAAAGTTAAATGACTTTTTATAATTTGCCATCTTATACGTTTTTTAGTTATTTATCTTGGAGTTTTTGCTCAAGAGATTCAACCTTTGAGGAAAGTTCCTTAATTGCCTCAACAAGTAGTGGAACAATCTTATGATACTCAACGGCAAGGTATCCATTATCTCTAGTTGTAACTGCTTCAGGAAGAACTTCTAAAATTTCTTGAGCAATGACACCAACATCATTACCTTCTTTTCCAGATTGTTCGTTCCAAGTATAGGTATTACCACTGATTGAGAGCACTTTTGCAAGTGGGTCTTCAATTGGAACAATATTATCCTTAAATCTTTGGTCAGATGTAAAGAATGCAGTGATGTCTCCAGTGACTCTAAGTTCACCATTTACAGTTGTAATGTCTCCACTGTCATTACCAAGAGTTGAGTTGCCATTGACACTTAAAGTGCTGCTGACTGAAAGTGTGCCAGTTACACTGACATTATCATCAAGAGTTGTAGTTCCACCAGCAGAATCGATTGTTAGATTTCCTGTAGACGTATCGATTTCATTATCACCAGTAACTCCAATTTGAATGTTATCAATTGAAGCACCACCATTTGCGTCAAGTAAACCAGTAACAGTTGCAGTTCCTGTAATACTTACATTATCATCAAGAGTTGTAGTTCCACCAGCAGAATCGATTGTTAAATTACCGGTAGAGGTATCAATCTCATTATCACTCGCAACACCAATTCTTATGTTGTCGATGGTTGCTCCACCATTTGCATCAAGAAGACCAGTGAATGTTGAAACTCCAGTGATTGCTAGTGTTCCACCGACATTCAGATTCTTTACAATTCCAACTCCACCAGCAACTGTAAATGCACCGTTGGTTGTTGATGTTGACTGAGTTGAATTCGTAATTGAAACTGTTCCAGTGTAGGTAGTATTTCCACCAACATTTAAGTTTTCTCCAATACCAACGCCACCTCTGACAGTTAGAGCACCTTTTCCGACAGAATCTGAAGATGTTGTATTAGTGATTCTGACTTGACCACTGAATGTTACAGCATCTTTTGCTCTAATTTGTTTGTTGAACGTAACTGGACCATCAAACTGTGAAAGAATCGTGCCAGAATCTCCACCTTCAACAAGAAGTCTTTCTTTAACAGTGACTTCATCATAAACTACACTAGATTTGGAAGGGTCTTCACCTGTGACAGTAGGAGTTGGAATATCATATGAAGTGACTTCACCTGAAGATGATGAAGTTTTGGTGTTTCCACTGAAGAAATCACCACTGTTATTCATACCAGTGTAAACAACAATACCACCCGATCTTTCTTGAGATTGAACAAGGAAGTCTTCTCTTTCTGAGAGAGATTTTAATTGAACTTGAGGTAAACCTGTGGAATAGTTTCCAGGACCGTATCCAAGATATTCAAAAGTATGACCAGAAGCACGAAGAATTGATGGTCTGCGGAACTCAACAGGAAGTGGATTAATCTTACGAATCAGAGATCCATCGTCGTGAGTTTCTTTACGTGTTCCAAGAGCACCACGAAGAACTGTAAACTGAGAATTATTACTTGAAGAAGTAATTCTCATTACCTCACTATCAACTTGAATGTAAGATCCCATTGGGAATCTTGCTCCAGTTCCAATACCTGTTGTAATTGACGAAATCTGGAGTGTCGTTGCTGCCGAGTCATCAGAAATTGCCGATGACAGTCTTACAATTTCTTTTCCATAGAAAGCAGTTTGACGCACACCAAAGTTCTCTTCTCTAATGTCAGAAATTGCGTCATTGGCAGATAGAGCATGTTTGAGAACAAAACCATTTACAACACTCAACGATTTGTTTGTTGTTGCTGTAAATGTTGCAATACCCACTCTTTCTTTTACAACATAATCTCCAACATTATTATTTGAAGAATCGATAATTCTAAACTTATTACCTGCTAAGAGTCCGTGTGGGGTTGCAGTAGTAAAGGTTGTAATTCCTGTTGCTGAACTATAACTAGTTGTTGTAATTCCTGCAGATGGTCCGACAACTACTACATATTGACCAATAACTGGTTCTGGATCTCCAGCAGTTTTGGCAATGGAGATTTGAGTTGCGGAAGTAACTGCACTAATTCGATGATAAGAATCCGCTGTTGTACCAATACCAGTAATTTGTACAACATCTCCAACACTTGTTGAAATACCAGCGGTAGATAGAGTATATCTTGCATTACCATTACCAGATCCAATTCTGGTGTTATCAAAGAACAATGCTTCTCCATTTGTATATCCAGATCCTGCAGAAAGAATCTCAACAGAAGTTACTGCACCACCAGATACAACAACTTTTGCGTTTGCTCCTTTCCAAGTTCCAACAAGTGGATCAGCATTAGTGTTTAGAAGTTTAACATCATAATAAGTTCCATCAGTATAGGATGCTCCAGCAGTAATAGCACCAAGAGCAATTCCACCAAGTCCGTGCCTTCTACCAAATGTAAGAGTTGAACTTGTAGGTGATGTAGAAGTTGCAGTGATAGATTGTCCGATTCCTAGAGATGTTGTGAACTTGTCAATTGTTTCTCTGGTAATACTCTTCTTCAGATCACTTGTGTTTGTATCACCAATTGGAGCACGAAGAGCAAATGTTTTTGCAGATGGTGGGTTTGTTTCAATATTATCTCTATCTAACTGAGGATAAAGATCTACAGGACTTTGTGAATACTCAAGATTGATAAACTCTTCTGGGATTCCATTACTTGCGTTTAAAACATATAAGTGATAGATTCCATCCTGTTGACCTTGAACATATGGAGAAATAACTTCATTTCTGTAAATATACAGATTTTGTTGAATATCATTTCTCTCAAAACGTGGTAGGTCTCTAACCTGATTATCCGTAGTTCTTAAATCAATATTATTTGTGCTTGTTGCACCGAGAATATGAACTCTACCAC